CTTTTTGATCATCACCCTGACCAGCAGCATTACTACCAGCATTAGCAACAGCTGATGGCACATTTTGACCTAAATTACCAAGAGTTTTAGCTGGATGAGCTTTTGCATATGATGATTGTTGAGAATCTCGATTTTTATTTGTCATTTGCATATATTCTTGAGGAGAAACATTCTTTTTACTAGCTTCTGTTATGATTGATACAGAATCAGTATTGACTAATGATAATCCACCAATTTCATTCATAAATTCAACTGATGAATATCCATCAGAAAAATCAAAATCATTAATATTTTCAAGAATATAATTTTTCAGATTCGATAAAAGAAATGTTTCGCCAAATACAGGATTATCAGATGGACATGATTTTCCGTACATAGCTAGTGATAGCACCTGAGCATCACTAGCTGATTCTTCTATGTATTGAATTGTTGCTTCGTCAGCATTATTTTCTTTAAGAGATTCAATCAATGCTTGTCGCATAAATCCCATGAAAATAGCACTATCTGAAACATTTATGTTTTCATTAATAAACATTTTTAACTCCCTCTTTAAGTATTTTAATTAACCGTTAAATTGTTTCTTAACTGCATCACTAAAATCAGAAGTGACTTTAGCATCAGATAATCCTTGTGCTTTTGTGAAAACCCAATCTTCATGCCATACATAATCAACATTAAATTCGATTTCAGGTTCAATTTTTCCTACATTTTCAACATCACTAGAAAATAAATCTTGTGGATCTTTTAAAGGAAACACGCCAGCATAACATGCAGAATATTCAACTGTTACACCATCTGGAGCTGTTGTCCAATATAAAAGAGTTCCAGCATATTTCTTTTTAGAATATCCATCACGTTCTTTTCCAGTTTTTAAATCATTAGAAGTTACACCAGTACGGTAATCACGAATACTTTTTACCCAACTATGAAAAATTTGAGTAACAGGTAATCCTGAATATTCTAAGAATTTAATTGAAACAGAATCACCGTAATCAATACTACCGGGTACTGCCCATTTAGTTCCACCTAAACCAGTGAATGAAACTTTATTGAGAGTCCCACCGGGTGGTGTAACAGAAAGACAACTTGCTGATAATAAATCAGCACATTGTTCTCTACCTAATTTACCGCTACTTCCTTCAATTGTTATTTTTGCAATATCAGGTAATTTCAACCAATGTATATGATGATAACCAGTAACATATGGTTCTGCTATTCCTTCTACTGTACCGCCATGATAACGGGTAGATCTTTGATTTAATACATTTGAAAATGAAAATTTCATGATAACACACCTCTAAATTGTTTCCCTTGATGGTCAAAATATGACCATCAAGGGAAATATTAATTATTTGATATAAAAATTTAATTCGATTTTTTCAACAACACGAGTCGGTTCTAAAGTAACATTTACATGAAAACGTTTACTTTTTCTTTCATAATCAGTTGCTCCGACATCTACTGTGTAAGAATACAATCCACGTTTACCAGCAACTTCTTCAAGAAATTCGTTAATATCTCCTGATACTAATGACCATGTAGCAGTATCATTTTGTTCAAAAATATAAAATCGACAATATCTTTCTAATGCTTCTTTACAATATAAAACCAAACGAACAATATTTAAATCTTGCATCGCAGATGGTTTGGCTTGTGTTGTTAATTGGCCCCAAACACTATAACCAATATTAAATTTAACAATTGGATTCAATTGTCGTAAATACATTTGATCACGTTGTCCAATAGTTGGATTGAATCGTAATTCTTCTATACTATTAATAGCTCCTCGTTGAAAACCTGCAATAGCATACCAAATTTCAGCTACATTATCATTTCGGGGAGCCAGATATGACAAATGAAACAAAGGACTTACCCAAATATCAGCACCAGTAAAACTATCATATATTTTATTATAACCTTCATATATAGCAGCTAAATAAGTATTATATATATGATCAGAATTTCGTTTTGCAATAGATATTTTATAATTAGGATTATCCCCATTATCTAACATAGCCACACAATCTCGACGAAGGTCTACTAAACTAACAATCGCTGTTTTTACTGCTGTTGGATAACCGCAGTCAAAAACCATTGTAAAGAAAATTCTTTCTCTGTCTTGAATTTGTGGATCAATTGTTCCAGCATATCCTTTAACTAATAAATGTTCACATTCAGCAGGATTTACTTTATGGTTTATATCGTAAACACTACCATCTGATCCTTTTCTTAAAACAGGAGGGATTTCTGCTAAAAATGCATCCGTTACTAGAGATAAATCTTTTTTAATTATATACTCAGGGCTTTTTTCGAGGGAAAAAAGATCAATACTTCTTACATCGATAGTCCCATCACCATCAGTATCCCATTCATCACTTATCCATTCTTGAGAAGCAGTATCTAAATCTCTATCATTGAATACATTAATAGTTTCATTATCAACACCAGAAGATGCGCCAAGCCATCCATATAAACGGTTACCCCGTTCATCAATCATGGTAATGGAATATATAGCATTTCCTGATTCAGATGGATTATTCCAATCTTTAAAATCCTGACCAGTATCTGTTATTGAAGCAGTACCTGCTGTCAAATCTGCGGAAACAACTCCCATGTTATTATCATAATTTTTAACAACTAAATCATAACCTGGTGATGTAGCACCATCAGGTAATAAATGATGAGATCTGAGAATATTTGAATATTTTTCTAAAATATCACCAATAAAAATAGAATCTCCAGAACGATCTATTTTAGCAATATTCAATGAAACAACGAAAGATTCAACAATCACAGGAATACCATCTTCTTGTTTTTCATATATGTCTAAAACATATACCCCTTCAAACATTGGATTGACATGTCGTGTTAATCGTATAGAAATTGAATTATAATAATCCCCACGTCCAATGGGATAAAAAATTAAAATTGGATATATATTTCCAGATTGGGCTAATTGAGATTCTATTTCTTCCATACTATTTAAATCATCTACATATGTCAATGAAATAGTAGCAGTTGTATCGATTCCATCCCAATTGGCATCAAGACGAATATTTGCATATGCTGCATTATCTGGTAAAACTCTCATGAACCATAATGATCCAGATTCTCCTAAGAAATTATATGCATTGTATAAACCTTGTCCGTATTCTTTTCCAAATTCTGTTATACAAGGTTCGCCCCATTCACTAATTAATTCATTCCGTGATGAAACAAAAATTACTTCATTATCCCTTCCCTTTTTGGTCAAGGCACAAATAAAACCTGTAGTAGCTGGAACTGCGGAAACGTATGTTGAAAGATCAATGATTTTCGTATATACGCCCGGAGAAATATTACTCATATTCACTCTCCAATAATTTTTAAAATATTTGTTTCTCTATGTGTTTTAGAAATATATATACCATACAAACAATAATTGACGAGTATCGGTCTTGACAACAGGTGGAAATGTCACTCTCGAAAACAAATGAAAATCTCCAGTATAACCAGCAATCGGACCTCCTTCACTTGTGAACAATCCAGCTTCGCTGATATGTTCATCTTTACAATCTCCAAGAGATATACGTGAAATTGTTTTTACAATTAACCATGAATTATTATTATAGGTATCTTGTTCAAATTCAATATTTTCAATCGGTTTTTTATAAAAAAAGCCACTTCTTGGATCAGCACATGATGAATCGGTATCTGGAACAATACCGATCGAAATAGCTAAATCTGTATCTGTTGCAACAGGTGGTGATGGATTAAAAGGATCACCAATATTAACACCACCTGAACCGACTCCTAACCAAGTGATAGTTTCATCTTTAGTTGATTCTGATGGTAGATTATCGATACCAAACATTCGCTGTGCTATAGTTTCTCTACCAAGATATACAACTAAATTCGATTTGGCATGTAATTTTTTATTGTTGTTTTCATCTATTTCATATATTTCTACCCATCCTTGAGGGTGTCTTTTTTTCTCATTATTAGATTGGTGAACATTATCTTTTAAACAATTATCACCATACATATCTTTAACAACAATTTTTTTATCATTTTTCATTATATTATACATGTCCTTTTCAAAAATTATTATTTATATAAATTTTCTCAATTATATGTTCTCATTTTCATATAAAAAATCAAGGATCTATGATCTGAACAAAACATACATCACTTCCATATTGTCCATCAAAGCATCCTCCTTCATCAAATGATATGAAATTTCCTGATTGTGCAATAACTGAAGTGATATGTTCGCCAATATTTTCAGGAGGTTCAAACTCAGGAGGAATACTTACAGTTTCAGATTCGACATATATATCTTTTTTATAATTAGGATGTGATGGATTTTCATAATCATCTAATATAGTAAATCCTTTCAAACAATTCATTATATCATAAAAATGATCATTTATATATGTTATAAAAGAATCATCCCTTCCATCACAAGCACCACCAATATCATAAAATGATCCACAATCATAAGTATCTCTTGAATAAAAATTATCAGGATTTGCATTACTGCATGTTTCATTACAACATGGTTTACTATTACAAGTATCCCAATCATGACTAATTTCTATTATATGATCTTCGACATCATCATCGACTATCACAGATTCAGTATTTCTATCATCTGCTACAAAAGCCATATCATATGCAAGTAATCGTGCATGATACGGCTTGAAAAAATCAATTAATGGAGACATTATTCGCTTAAATTCCAAAGTCCCAAATAAAACAAAATTTAAATGAGGCAAAGCTATTGAAGCATAACTGCTTATCCATTTCATCAAATCTTCAAGAAGATTTCCAAGAATAATTGTTTCGGGTTTTATGTCATATAAATCATTTATTCTTTTAAACAATTCTGGATTGATTAAGTTTAATGCTTCTCCAGCTATTGTTTCATTTTTAAGAAAATTAGATGATGTCACTCTTGAAAACATATCATAAAAATATCTTTGATTTTCTTTTAATTCATCTCTTGTCAATCCTAACTCGTCATGACATTCGATTTCAGGAGGAACATCTACGCATGAAACAAATTGTTGTTTTCCACTTTCAATATAATTTTTATAATCTTCAATTATTGACAAATATGATGCATCTGTTCCATCATAACATAAAAAATTTTCTCCATGATTTCCTAATTGAGATGTCGTATCCCATATTGAATCAGTTGGATGTTTTATTTCAATTTCAGTTCCATAGTGACGATAATAAGTATGAACACATGCAAGATATAATTCTAGAACAGATGCTTCCATTGTACATG